TGGGTTGGCACAACTACATGACACCAGAAGATGCCGCCCGTGGTCTACTTCTCTTCAACCAACTTCCTGAAGAGAACCCCAACACTGGAGATGACTCCAAGTATACAGACCTATCTACTAAGGAAGTTTTCAAGCAATTTACTGTGGAGTGATTATATTATGAGCAAGCGAGCATTGATCACCGGCATTGCCGGACAAGACGGTAGTTATTTGAGCGAACATCTGCTCAAAGAAGGCTACGAAGTCCACGGTATTATCCGTAGACAATCGACAGCAGAGAATCAGGAATCAAGACTAGAGCATGTCTCGGATAAGGTGAACACCTACTATGGTGATCTTACCGATGTCCCATCGTTGGTTCGTGTTATTCGTGATGTCAAACCAACACACATCTTCAACTTGGGTGCTATGAGTCACGTTCGTATTAGTTTCGACGTACCATCGTATACCATTCAAACAAACGGACTTGGCGTCTTGAACATCCTAGACGCATACCGAGAGTTTGCACCAGAGGCAAAATTCTATCAAGCGTCTTCATCTGAGATGTTTGGTAACTCTGTTGATGATGATGGTTTCCAACGAGAGTCAACTCCACTAACTCCAGTCAGTCCATATGGTTGTTCAAAGGTTCTGGGTTACAATCTAGTTCGACATTACAGAAACGCATATGGTCTACACGCTTGCAATGGTATTTTGTTCAATCACGAATCGCCTCGTAGAGGATCGAATTTTGTGACGAACAAAGTCGTGAAGGCTGCCGTTCAGATCAAGTTGGGTATGCAAGACAAACTTGAGATGGGCAATATGGACTCATACCGAGACTGGGGTCACTCAAAGGATTATACCCGTGGTATGCTAGACATCATCAACCACGATACTCCAGATGACTTTGTTCTCTCGACAATGGAAACACATTCTGTTCGAGACTTGTGTCAGGTGGTATTCGATCACTTGGACTTGGACTACACAGACTACGTTGTTCAAAATCCAAAGTACATGAGACCCGAAGAACTAAAGTATCTAAAGGGTGATAGTACGAAGGCGCGTACCGTATTGGGCTGGGAGCCCAAGTACACGTTCGAATCAATGATGCACGAAATGGTTGACTACTGGATGGGAGTTTTCAATGGCTGATTCAATGGCTGAATGCTGGTCTAATTTTGATAGTAACGCCGAGAGACCAACTGTTTCTCTCACAATGATCGTCAAGGATGAGGAACATATCATCCAAGAATGTCTTGATTCAATGGCTCCATACATTGACCGCTTTGATATTTCTGACACGGGTTCTACTGATAGAACTAAGGAACTTATCGAGGAGTGGGGTAAAAAGAACAACATCCCCGGAACTGTCTACGATATTCCATGGCAGGGATTTGGTAAGTCTCGTACTGAGTCACTCCGAAATGCTGATGAGGGAGGCGCCGACTACGCTTGGGTTATGGATGCGGATGACTTTCTAGAAGGTGATTTCAAGTATCCAAAAGACTTTGGACTTCATCATGCCTACTCATTGAACATTCACCGTGGTGATTTCAACTGGTGGCGAAATCAGATGTACAGAACACAATGTGGGTGGGAATACATCGGTGTTGTTCACGAATACTCAGATAACACAAACCTCCGCGAAAAGGGTGAGTTGTCTCAATCCAAGATTCAAGGTAAGTATCACATCGAAGCAAGAACGATGGGTGCTAGAACTATTGAGTTTGAAGATAATATGCAAGAGAAGTATGCCCGTGATGCGGCAATGCTTCTTAGTTGTCTTGAAGATCCAGAGGATCCAAACTATGAACCAGACAATAAGAGGTACATGTTCTACCTTGCACAGTCTTACTTCGACGCAGGAAACTATGTAGAAGCAGAGAAGTGGTACAAGCGACGAGCAGAAGCCGGTGGTTGGGATGAAGAAGTTTGGTACTCAGTATTCCGTGTCGGTCTTTGTATCACACAGCAAGATGAAAGACCGTGGCATGAAGCACAAGATGTCTTCCTGCAAGCGTACAATCTTCGACCACACCGAGCAGAACCTCTGTTCCACTTGGCACGACTCCATCGACTAAATGGAAATCCCGTCGCAGCATATCTCTTCGGCGTCACTGCTGCTAGAATTCCTTTCCCCGAACATGATATCTTGTTCATCACACAAGACATCTACAATTGGGCATGTCTTGATGAAGTGGCAAGCACCGCATGGTATGCCCAACAGAAGCATGACGGACTCAAGTCATCGATGAAGTTGCTTGAAGAAAAGAAGTTTCCGAAGGAGCATGAGGAACGAATCGTTACTAACTGGAGAAATTACCAGAACTGGTTTGACGAGGAAAAGCGAAAAGCAGAAGAAGCAGTGCAGCAACAGAGAATGCTTGCCGAGCAGCAGGACCAGATTCGTCAGGCTATGAAGGCACAGCAGGCAGATGAAAAGCAAAAACTTGCTCTGAAGCGAAAGCGAATGCAGGAAAAGAAGAACAAGAAGCGTTCGAAGGCGCGTAGATAAAATCCTACATACACTAGACTAGGAGTTTACCTATGACATCGTTCTCGACAAGAAAATACGATATGACTGTTCCTCAAGGTGGAGTGTTCTGTTTCCACATCGAGTACGAAGGTGTAAATCTAGACTCATATGGTGCTAGTTTTCGTGTTGCTCGAACATCAGAGGATCTCAGTGAGGGATTGAAACTTCTAGATCTTCGTGGAGTTACCGCACAACTGGCAACTGGACTACCACCAGATACAGAATTTGTAGCACTTGCCTCAACCGCCGATGCTGGATTCACAAGTGCAAATGGTATTGTCGGTCAGGGTGGAATTATTTTGAATGTTACCAGAGAAGGATTTACTGGATCTGGAACTACCACGGGTGGTATCTTGATGATCGCAGATTCAGAAACCATGAAGAATGTCCCACATGGTTCTCATCAATACACACTCGATGTGTCTTCGGGTGCTGGTAGTACAGTTAGCCTCTTAGCAGGTGAGTTCGAAGTCAAAAGAGAAATCGTAGAGTAACGGAGTAACAAATGGCTATCAATATCAACGGACCCGGCGTACCCGGACCCAGAGGACCACAGGGTTCTACAGGATCAATTTCAGAGAGTGACGGGGCCACAATTGGTGGAACTGCCTTTGTGAACAATGTGATTCCAAGTGCAACTAGAGAATTTGCTGTTGGATCAACCACAAATGCTTTCAAAGACATCTATGTGTCTGGAACTATTCACTTCATGGATCCTTCAGGCAACGTAGTTGCTTCGATCACATCAGGATCAGCATAACACTATATTTGACAACGGAGATTATTTATTATGAGCAGTGTGCTGTTGCGTTATCATAAACTACATGGTTTTGTACGGGATCCCGAGTTAGCAACATCGGGTTCTGCTTGTTTTGATCTACGTTGCTATCTCGGTACGAGAAAAAATGTTGACTGTGTTGATGATCGAGGCAAAAAGGTCTTGACTCCAGTCATCGAAGGTTTGGTTGACAGTGAACGGTGCAGGTACATTAGTGTTCTGCCGGGTCATACCGCCATGATCCCCACCGGAATCATCCTCGATATTCCAGACGGTCATGTTGTCAAGATCTATGGGCGATCCGGTCTATCAATGCGTGGCCTCCCCCTAGCAAACTCAGTCGGAATTATCGATTCTGATCACCGCGAAGAAATATTCATTCTGCTTCGCAACACAAACAAAAGCAATGCAATTATTCAACATGACCAACGAGTGGCACAGATGTCACTTGAGGAAGTTTGTGCTATAAATTTGGTTGAAATATCTGATAAACCTGATAGAATCGGGTCTCGTTCTGGTGGATTTGGAAGTACAGGAGTAAATTGATGAACAGAGACGAACTATTGAAGAGACACGAAACGCTTTGTACGCAGGGTCGTGAACTCATGAACCTCAAGAACAGAGACTATGCCGGAAACGGTGGACAAGAACCATTCGCTAACTTCACTCGATGTGAAGCAATGGGTATCTGCTCAACCGAACAGGGATTCCTTGTTCGACTTACCGACAAGATGAGTCGTTTGAGTTCTTTCGTTGAGTCTGGAAAACTGCATGTAAGCGATGAGAGTTTCGAGGATACTTGTGTTGACATCATAAACTACATGGTTCTGTTCCACTCGTATGTGAGTGAAAAAGATGACTCAGGTAGATGAACAAACATACATTCTAAACTTCCTATTGGGAAATGTTCTCGGTGGGAAGGGAACCTTTGTTGATGTTGGTGCGTTAGATGGGATTCGGCACAGTAATACTGCCGAACTAGAAAATGCAGGCTGGACTGGTATTTGCATTGAAGCACATCCAGACTATGCACAACTCCTAAAACAAAATAGACCAAAATCACATTGTATTCATTGTGCTGTTGGTGACTCTGATAAGGACTCAGTTACTTTCTACAGCAACGCCAGTGGATCACTTTCCTCTCTTGTGGATTACAGAGAGGAATTTGATAACTCGGAAACCTACGAGGGTTACTACTTTGGAAACGTAGATAAACCAACGAGAGGTAAAGACGGCAATCAGGCCTTATCGGGACCAGTCAAAGTCCCTATGCGTACGCTCGATACTATTATCTCAAAGTTCTACACTGGAAGACCAATTGATTTTGTAAAGATCGATATCGAAGGTTCTGAAAAATTGGCCTTACCTGCCTTCAATCCAAACACATGGGGGGTTCGTGTGGTCAGCATAGAACACACCATAGTTGGAAAGCCCTTTATCGAACAATGGACAAAGCAACACGGATATTATGTATTTGCAGATACAGGATTAGACTACATTCTAACTGCACCAAATATAACACCAGCAATTAGAAATGCTTATACAAACCTTGATGTTGTTCAACAACTTCAACTCGCTTCATCTGGCGCCTACATACCGTAGTAACGGTTCTAAAAAGGAGGCCCCATGTCAGAGGATCGCAATAGTTGTCCGCGATGTGCTGATTATGATAGAGTGGTTGAAGAGGTTGAAAACCTCAAGCGGGAAAGAACAAAAGAGGTCAAGAGTCTTCTTGACGAATGTGAGCAAAATCGCTCACAACTCCAGAAAAAGGTAACGACTATGACTGTCGTTGCCGCTATAACTGGAGCAGTTCTTGGTAAAGAGTTTGTTGATAGTATTGCCGACTATATCAATTCATTCAACAATGCAACTGGTTTGGATCTACCAACAACAATTGGTATGTCAACACCAGCGACTACAACCCAACCAGAACAGGACAAGCAGGATGATGAAAAGGACGAAGAAAAAGTCGATGATAAACAAGCGTGGGAGATTCCCTCTCTCGCAGGTCTTTCTACTGTTCCTTTTGATCTTGATCCTTACTTTCCTGATGTTCTCTCTGTACTCGATGAAGATATCTTCTATGATCCACAGCAACCATCCAGTGTCCTTACCAGATTGGGAATGGGAATAGTGAGTGAGAACATCTATGATGAAATGTTGTACACAGATTTTATTCAGTCGTTCCCACCATCACTCATAGAATTCTCATTCGACTCCGTGTACCCAGATCAATTTATGATCGAAGATGATCCCGTGGTAATTCCTGCCCCATCTGCCCTTGCCTTTCTTCTAATGTTTCCCGTGATGAGGAGACGCCGGCGATGAGGTGGTTCTTTCTAGCGATTTTATGTGGATGCTCAACTCCGAAAACTAAAGAGCCTGTGTACAGGATTGGACTCTTCGGTGTCGGTGACAAGTTTGGTGTCGAACAACAAATAGAGTATTACTACTTACAATCACCTTGACAACCCCCCTTTTTGTGATACAGTTACACTATGTCTGATTTCTACACTAATGTTGCACTTGTCGGTAATACCATTTACTATCGTGGGATTGTGAATGGTGATCGAAAGAACTTCAAGGTTGATTACAGACCTACCTTGTTTGTTCGTGCAACCAAGGATAGTGAATACAAAACACTAGATGGTATTCCTGTCGAACCCTTTTCCCCCGGTGGAGTGAGGGATTGTCGTCAATTTATCGAGCAATACAAAGGTGTCGATGGGTTTACGATTTATGGTAACACGGACTACATCTATCAGTTTATTGGCGACCACTTCAATGGAGAAGTTGATTACGACCCATCGAAGGTTGTGATTGCCAATCTTGATATTGAGACAACATGTGAACATGGTTTCCCCGATGTCGATAATCCAATTGAGAGATTGATTGCGATCACTATCGAAGTCAACGGAGCAACTACGGTCTTTGGGTGTGGTGAGTTTGATCTTGAATACGAGAATACTGTTTGTCACCAATGCTCATCAGAAGAGGATCTCATCCAGTCGTTCTTGAGTTATTGGGAAGATCTACAACCAGACATCATCACGGGATGGAACACAAAGTTCTTTGACATGCCCTACATGTTCTCTCGTATCGCTGCTGTCTACACAGAGAAGGAAGCGAAGAGACTATCGCCTTTCCGAAAGACCAGACATCTAACTGTCCAAACTAGACATGGCGAAAAGACCGCAGTTGATATTGTTGGTGTCGCGAACATTGACTATCTTGATCTTTATCGCACGTTCACATATTCAAACCAAGAGTCATACAAACTCGACCACATTGCATTCGTTGAGTTGGGTGAACGCAAGGTCGATTATGGAGAGCATGATTCCATTCAGGAATTCTACACGAATGATTTCCAGAAGTTCATGGACTACAACTATCATGATGTTCACCTAGTTCGAAAACTAGAGGACAAGTTGAAGATGATTGAACTGGCACTTGCTCTTGCCTATTCAGCAAAAGTCAACTATGCAGATGTCTTTTCTCAAGTTCGGACTTGGGATCAGATTATCTACCATCACCTTCGAGAACAGAATATTGTGATCCCCATGAAGAAGGGTGCGTCGAAAGATACTCAGTATGAAGGTGCTTATGTCAAGGAACCTATTCTTGGTTACAACGAGTGGATTGTTTCGTTTGACTTGAACAGTCTCTATCCTCACTTGATCATGCAGTACAACATCAGTCCTGAGACAAAGATAAATCAAGACAAGGACTTCTTCGTTACACCAAACGGTGTGTTGAACGACAGTGACAAGACCAGAGAGTCATTGTCTAAACAGAAGAGGAAGAATCTATCGATTGCTGCTAACGGAACGTGCTATCGTCGAGACGTTCAGGGATTCCTCCCTGCGTTGATGGAGAAGATGTACGAAGAACGTAGCATGTACAAGAAGAAGATGATCGAGTGCCAGAAGCAGAAGGAAAAAGATCCTTCAAACAAGAAACTGGATTACGAGATTTCGAAGTACAACAACTTCCAGTTGGTCCGTAAGATTCAATTGAACTCTGCTTATGGTGCGATTGGCAATCAGTGGTTCCGATACTATGATGTTGATATGGCAGAGGCAATCACCTTGTCTGGTCAGTTGTCAATTCGCTGGATTCAAGAGTCACTCAATGGTTTCTTGAACAAGACCCTAAAGACCGAAGGAAAGGATTACATTCTTGCATCTGATACAGACAGTGTTTACATTCATCTTGGTGATTTGGTTTCTAGTGTCTATGGTGAGGGTTCGTCGCCAGATGATGTCGTTGACTTCCTCGATAGATCGTGTCGCGAAATCTTTGAACCGTTCATCGAACGAGAATACGACCGACTCGCAGGACTAATGAACGCATACACCAACAAGATGGTGATGGGTCGAGAGGTTATTGCAGACAAAGGCATCTGGACAGCAAAGAAGAGATACATGCTCAATGTCTGGGACTCTGAGGGTGTTCGATATGCCGAACCAAAACTCAAGATCATGGGCATCGAGACCACACGTTCGTCTACTCCAATGGTGGTTCGAACAAAATTGAAAGAAGCGATCTCTCTTGTGTTGTCATCTGATGAGTCAACCATCCAGCAGTTCATTGCCGACTTCAAGACAGAGTTCACGAAACTTCCACCGGAGGATGTTGCATTCCCGAGAGGATGTAACGGTATGTCCAAGTATCGAGATGCAAACAGGATCTACAGGAAGGGCACGCCAATCGCAGTCAAGGGAGCCCTTCTGTTCAATCATCACCTCAAGCAGAACGGTCTATCTCGAAAGTACGAACCGATCAAAGATGGTGAGAAGGTGAAGTTCTTGTATCTGAAGGAACCCAATCCGATTGGAGACACCGTTGTATCCTTTACATCTAAGTTACCTGTCGAGTTGGATCTTCATGAATATATTGATTACAACAAGCAATTTGCAGTATCATTTTTGGAACCACTAAAGACAATCTTGGAAGCAAGAAATTGGTACGCCGAGAAGACTGCTACATTAGAGGGTTTATTCATATGAAGTTAGATAAAACAGACTTGATGAAACTGGAAACATTGTTAGAATACAATGAACAGTTTATCAAGAAAAGAATTAGAGAAGAACAGTCTCACGAAGAGTCGCCGATTGTGGTAATCGATGCCTTACATGAGTTACTTGATACAGTGATGGATTTGCAGAGGAGAATAAACGATGAGTGATCTACTAAACATGATGATGGATGCGACGAAGAATGAAGATGCTCGTCGCGTAGGCGACGGTGTTATCGGTGATGTAAATGGTTTCGTTGATACGGGATCGTATACATTCAATGCACTCCTTTCGGGTTCCATTCATGGTGGGTTCCCCGACAATAAGATTCTTGCCATCGCTGGTGAAAGTGCTACTGGTAAGACTTACTTCACACTTGGAATGGTGCAGCGATTCCTTCAAGATCGTCCTGAAGGTATCGTAGTCTACTTTGACTCTGAGCAGGCAGTGACTTCTAGTATGTTCACCGAACGAGGTATTGATCCAGCAAGAGTCGCTGTGATTCCCATCGATACGGTTGAGAAGTTCCGTCACCAAGCGATCTCGATGGTTGACAACTATCGTGAGTTGCCAAAGAAGGATCGCAAGCCAATGATGATCGTTCTCGATTCACTCGGTATGCTTTCGACTGAAAAAGAAATGGCAGACACCGCAGATGGTAAGACTACGAGAGACATGACTCGGGCACAGATTGTCAAGTCAACCTTCCGAACACTCACAATCAAACTGGGTGCTGCTGGTATTCCTATGGTCATGACGAATCACACCTATGCTGTTGTCGGTTCAATGTTCCCGACCAAGGAGATGGGTGGTGGTTCCGGTCTCAAGTATGCCGCTTCTACAATCGTATATCTTACGAAGAAGAAGGTCAAAGAAGGGACTGATGTGATCGGTAACATCATCCACTGTAAACTCCACAAGTCTCGTATGACAAAGGAGAACTCGATGGTTGATGTGATGCTCGACTACGAGAAGGGTCTCAATCCATACTACGGTTTGGTTGATATTGCCCTTGACCACGGCATCTTCGAGAAGTTGGGAACTCGTGTTCAAGTTGCCGATGGTTCAAAGGTCTACGAGAAGCAGATCTACAGGGAACCAACAAAGTACTTCACTGATGAGGTGATGAAGAAGATTGACGCAGCAGTAGCCAAGGAGTTTTGCTACGGTAGTGCGAATGTAACAGTTGAAGAGGAAATGGAAAATAACGATGATTGAAACAATGATTGCTAGTGCGATGCTTGCGGGTGTTGATTTCCCTGCAACACAGGAGATCGGTGGGAACTGGAACAACTTGTTTTGGGAGGGATCTTTCACAGTTGACTATACGGAAACTCAGATCGGATCTCGATTTGATTACAAGTTTTACCTTGCAGATGGGAACATCGGTGTCACTGATTTTGAAATGGTTTTTGGAGACAACGACTTCTCTTACGAATTCAATCTAGATACGCCCGGTCAGTTTGCCTTGTGGTCAATTGAAGTTCCGTACACGGGGTATCAACTTGTCCCCGCAACGATTTACAATGATCAAATCTTTGGTTCTGCCAGTGCCTTTGAGACATTCGCACCTGTTCCAGCACCCGGAGTATTCGCCCTTTTAGGCATTGCCGGTCTTGCTTCTCGGAGACGAAGAAAATGAGATTTGAATTTGTAGCGAGTCGTGAACAAGAGGAGGCGATTCGCATAACCGAAGATGGTCCATACAAGAACTTGGTTCTTTCGTATGGGCCTGTTCGGTTTGAACCAATTGAAAACTCAGAAGAATGTGGTTTGAAATTTGAGTATATCCTACTTGACAATCCTAACAATGTAGAGGATAATACTCCAGAACTGGTTGAGTTTCTAGGTGATGTTCTTGTAGAACTCATTGATCACTCGATTGAAACTGATAACCTGATCTTTGATAGTGAGGATGTCGATGGACACACAGGAAAAAATAATTCTACGGAATCTGATTCGGAATGAAGACTATGCAAGGAAGGTAGTCCCTTTCCTGCGTGATTCGTACTTCCAAGAAAATGTGGATAAAGTGATTTTCCGTGCTACGAGAGATCACATCACCGAGTACAACACATGTCCACCTATCGATGCTCTCAGAATTATCGTCGAGGATACCGCACTTTCAGAAAGTGAATTCAAGTCTGCCTCTGAAAAAATCGATGATATTGAATCTGGTGATGTCGAGACTGACAAGAACGCATGGTTAGTGGATCATACAGAAAAGTTCTGTAAAGACAAAGCGATCTATAACGCGATCCTACAGTCCATTGAAATCATCGATGGAAAGAGTAAGGATAAAACAGCAAACGCCCTGCCCTCTATCCTATCCGATGCACTATCTGTATCCTTCGATACGAACATTGGACACGATTACTTGTACGATGCAGAGTCCCGATTCGAGTCCTATCACAAGGTCGAAGATCGTATGCCGTTTGATCTCGAAGGATTCAACAAGGTCACGAATGGTGGTATTCCACGGAAGACCCTGAATGTGATTATGGCAGGCACCAATGTTGGTAAGTCTCTGTTCATGTGTCACCACGCCGCACACTGCTACTCGCAAGGCAAGAATGTTCTATACATCACTTGTGAAATGGCAGAGGAGCGAATCGCAGAACGCATCGATGCGAACCTGATGGACATTACCCTCGATGATCTCAAGATCCTCACCAAGAAGGTCTATGAGAAGAAACTGATGCGAGTCACAGAGAACATCAAGTCTCGACTCATCGTCAAGGAGTATCCAACTGCGACTGCAAATGCACAGCACTTCAGGAACCTCCTCGATGAACTTCGACTCAAGAAGAAGTTCACGCCTGATATTGTCTTTATTGATTACATCAACATCTGTGCCTCAAGCAGATTCAAGGCAGGATCAAACTTCAACTCGTATACGATCATCAAAGCAATTGCAGAAGAACTTCGTGGACTTGCGATTGAGTATGATGTTCCGATCTTCACTGCAACACAAACCAACCGCACAGGTTTCTCAAGCAATGATGTTGGTCTCGAAGATACCAGCGAATCATTCGGTTTGCCTCAAACTGCTGACTTCATGTTTGCAATGATGACATCAGAGGAACTAGAGGAGCATGGACAGGTTCTTGTGAAGCAGTTGAAGAATAGATATAATGACGTAACTACAAATAAGAGATTTGTAACTGGAATCAATAGAGCGAAAATGAAACTGTATGATGTAGATGATTCCGATGTAACCCTTCACGATAACTCTCAAGACAATGGTCAAAATGGAGATTTCGATTATGACAGCAAATTCAAGAAAGCACAGTTCACAGAGTTCCAGATCGACTGATAAAGCAAAGATTGATCAAGAGGAACTCAATGAGTGGAAAGAGTGGGCTGATAAGTGGATTGCCGAACAAAAAGAGCAAGACGAGAAGGAAATGATTGACTAACAATGAACTTCGTTATGAACTCGTATGTGGACAAAAAATATATCAACCTTGTCTCTCCAACTCTTGATAGGTTCAAGTGGAAGAAAGACAACTTAGCAAACTGCCGATGCCCACTTTGTGGCGACTCACAGAAGAACCAAAACAAGTGTAGGGGTTTCTTCTATGAGGTCAAAGGTAAGTATAACTACAAGTGTCATAACTGTGGTGCTAGTGTATCTCTATCTCGATTTTTAGAAATGCACTCACCAACTTTACATTCACAGTATAGACTCGAACGCTATCGTTCGTCACCAAATAACTCATCCTCAATCACCACCGGAGTGAACGACATGTTCTTCAAGGAGAAAGAACCCAAACCGAGAGATAACTTCAAACACATGGTATGTGTTGCTGATTTGAATTCAGATCACACTGCCAGAATGTTCTGTGATCATCGAATGATTCCCAGAAAGATGTACAAGTATCTGTACTATGCAAAAGACTGGGGAAAGGTTGCAAAGTCAATCGATCCTGATGCTCGCTATATTGAGTTTGATCAACGATTGGTTTTGCCTTTTTTCGACAAGAAGGGCAATGTGGTTGCAGCACAGGGTAGAACTCTTGAGTTGAGATCTATGACTGGTTCTGCCGACCGCGAGGGATTTACCAAAGGTGGTGTTCGATATCTAACGGTCAAGTCCAACAGAGAATCCGACCGACTATGGTACGGTCAATGGAGAGTCAATCCTTCCAAGCGAATCTATGTCGTTGAGGGACCGATTGATAGTCTCTTCCTAAACAACTCAGTTGCTATGGTTGGTGCTGGTGGTGTTGGAAATGTTCCAGATCATCTCAAATCATCTGACATGGTATTCGTCCTCGACAATGAGCCTCGCAATAGGCAAATCGCAAACTTGATGGAAAGACTTCTTGAGATCGGACACAAGGTGTGTATCTGGCCACGAAGTAATGTGTTCAAGGATGTGAATGATATGATTCTCGGTGGTATGTCCAAGCGAGAGATCGAAAAGCAGATCGATCAAAATACACACATGAAACTGAGTGGTATGCTTGCCCTCGGAAGATGGAGAGTTGGTGACTAATGCGTGTCAACGAAGATGGAACAGCAGATATATTTGCGGAAGAAACGCTAGGCGGCAGCACTGAGAGTCACCCCCTTGAGGAAAATCCCACACTAACAGAAGCCATTCAAACTAGAGATTGGTTTAGTCAAGATAAAGACTTTGTAGTCCTCGACGTTGGTTGCTACAACGGACTCGACGGGGCAGCATATCTTGATGATGTTGGTAGGGATAGGTGTCGTGTATTCTCTTTCGAGGCAGATCCAAAAATTGCTTACTGGTACAAGAAAGACCACAAGGCACTCATCGAAGATGGACACATGACTTTGATCGAGTCTGCGGTATCTAATGTTGATGGCGAACTAACTTGGTATCAGAGTAGAATAATTGAAACCAATGAGAATGCACCATCAGGAACAATCAAGTTTCCTCGCGGTCACATGATTCACCATAAACACGTTGGATTCGAAGAAACGAAAGTCCCATCCCTCAAATTAGATACATGGTTTGAACAGCAAGATGACGTTGACATGATCGACTTCATACACGTTGATGTAAACGGCGGAGAGAAAGAGTTCCTTGAGGGTGCTTTGACTACACTCAAGGAACACACAAAATTCCTGTGGATGGAATTCATGACCCAGTTGGGTCACTGGGATGATGCCCACCCCGGTTTCGAACTTATACAGGAAGACTTTACCCTTGTTGGGATTGTTGGATACAACCAACTGTGGGTCAACAATAAACTAGATGGCAAACATGCCTTTATGAAGATCTAAATCATAAGGAATTTGATGTGAGTGATATTTCGTTATGGATGTGGGTGGGGTTTCTCCTCGCCGCTTATAGTGTAATTGCAAACGACTCAATCCAAACTCTTGGAACATGGATCGCAAGCAACAGAAAAGTAAACTGGAAGATCATGTGGGGCTTTGCAGGTTCCGTTCTTCTGTTCGCAATCTGGTACGGATGGTATGCCTATGATGGAAGTATTTCATACGGCAGACTCAACAAGATTCCGTTTGCGGGAGTAGAGTGGTATCAAGCACTCGCACCAGCAGTCCTATTGATTCTCACTCGTTTCGGTATTCCTGTATCAACATCATTCTTGGTTCTTTCTGCGTTCGCGTCCACGGTGGTGCTAGAGAAAGTCCTGATGAAGTCTATGATGGGGTATTGTGTTGCCGGTGTTGCCGCTTATGTAATTTGGATTACACTCACCCGCCTTCTTGACGAAGGTAAACCAATCAAAGAGTCAAACAAAGTGAAATGGAAAGTTGCACAGTGGGTGACAACTGCTTTCCTTTGGTGGACTTGGTTGTCTCATGATATGGCAAACATCGCAGTCTTCCTGCCTCGACAACTTTCTGTAGAGGTGATGCTCATCATCTCTGTTGTGTTTGTCGGGGGACTTGGTTGGATGCTGCAACATCGAGGTGGTAAGATTCAGCAGATTGTTCTTGAAAAGAAGAACACCAAATATGTTCGCTCTGCAACCTTGATTGACTTGTTCTACTTCATTGTGTTGTACATCTTCAAGGAAATGAATGATATTCCAATGTCCACTACTTGGGTGTTCGTTGGACTTCTTACGGGACGAGAACTTGCGATTGCATCCTTCCGTAATAAAGATAGTGTGAAGAAGGTATTCCCGATGGTCAGCAAAGACTTCTTGAAGTTGATGGTTGGTCTCGCCGCTTCACTTTTGATTGTGCTTATTGTCCAATATGCGAAAGGCTAATTTATGGACGTACTTGATTGTGGTAAGGTAGATCTCGTCGATTGTATGGGATCTGACTTGACAGTTTGTAATGCTGCCCGAGTTTCCTTTGCCAAGGAGACTGACTGGGGAGTAGATGAAGAGGCAGAAAAGAGACTCAGCAAAACACAGTCTCGATATCATACCGAAGATCTCCAACAACTCAAAGATAAAGACCAGAAACTAATTCGCTATCTTGCGAAGCATAATCACTGGACTCCATTTGCACACCCACAGATTATGCTTCGGATCAAGGCACCAATCTCGAT